GGGGAAGTTGGAAACAGAGACAACGCTTCCGCTGACTGCAGAGGTAATATCAGAAATAGCCTGTGAGCCTAAAGATACAACGGTATGGGCAGGGATATGCGCCCCCCCATCAATAATGGTGGAAAGGGTGGTTGCCGACTGGTTGCCGTCTAAAATTGGAAGAGCCATTTTCTTAAATCCCCTTGTTAAATTGTTCCGATATAGAAGCTATTCAATGCATCGCTAAAGTCATATTCCCGAAGACCATCGGATAGCTCGCTTGGGGTTGCAAATACATTGATTGTCAGCCCTCTTTGCCAAGCCCTTTTATCGGTTCGGATGGTGGGGGATTGGCTTAAAATCCTAGCCATATACACCTTTGTATTTAAAATCTTGTCTTGAATTTTAAAAGCTAGGGTTGGTGTTTCCTCATAAAAGGCTTCAAAAATCTCACAATATCTTGCATCAAAATCTTCTTGACTGACCTTGGCAGAGGTATCGCTATAATTGACCGCCACGCTTAAATCATAAACCCCGGTATAGTTTCCTAATAGCTGGGTATTGATGGAGGCCGATATGGTTGCATAGGGGAAAAGCCTTCTCCCTGTCCTGTTTGTGGTATAGACATTCAGCCCGGAAACGCTCGCAAGCAAATCCGCAATCGCATCTTCCACTTCGTATTGGCAACTTTGGCTCATTGTTTTGCGGTTGCGTTTATGTCTAGAGTGACTTGCCTAGACCAAGTTCTGTTCCTTGAGATAATTTGAGGACTTTCCCCTGTCACCTTGGCAAGATAAATTGTGCAAGAAGTTGCGTTGGTCATATAAGAGGCAAGGTCTGGATCACGATAAAGCCCCGCAACTATGCTTTGGAATTTTTGGTCGAAGGCTTGTTTGGTATTCCCATCCGCCCTTGCGGTATAAGTTAGCGTTGCGGGAACGCTAAAAAGCCCTGTGAACGGCCCAAGAAGCTCTGACCCTATCTGGGCTTGGGCAACCAAGCTGGGGAGCGTCCTTGCGGCTCCTCGCTCGCTTGTGTAGGGATTAACGCCAGTCACCCCGGAGACTGCATTTAAAAGCCCCTTTTCCACCTCCCTTTCGATGGAAGCCATAAATTAGGTCGATATGTCGGCAAGTTCGATGGTATATGAAATGCCGTCCGGGGAGAGGCTGAAGCCTGCGATCATTCGCTCGTTCCCATCCAAAGTAACCAACGCCCCGATTGTCGGTGCGGAAATTACCCCGGCACAAACGACCATGCTTTGAGTGATCCGAAAAACCTCCCCGCCAACATCAAGCTCGGAGGAGGTTGCCAAGTCCGTGACGCTTGCAGAAACCGTGTTCGTTGCAAGCCCTGTCACGCTAGTCCATAAATCGCTTATGACATAGGACAAGTCTGTGCCGAAATAAGAGGTGGAAATAGCCCCGCCCATCAAACCCACCCCTAGTGTCAATCCATTCTTACCAGCCCCTCAAACTCAAATATATTGTCAGTTTCCCACTCGTTTTTCTGTCCCCAAAATCGGCTTTCCTTGTCCCTTCTTGTGGCCGAGGCAAGGATGATGGGGGCTGAGTTGATCGCCCAAAACTCTTCAGCATCCCGAATCGCTTTTGCCATCTGCTCAACGCTTTGGGCGGTGTAGGTTCTTAATCCTTGAATTTGAAATTCCGGGGGGCAAAGGATGATGATGTTGTCTTTCCCAAGCTCCTTGGCGGCTGTCTGGATAAGCTCTAGGGGATTCCTTTGGTAGCCTTGCGAGATTCCAAAGGGGGCAACTAGGTGGTATTTTTCTGGAAGCCCCAAAGCCTTATCTGCTCCAAGTGAATCTAGGATGATATTGGTTTTATCTGCATCCTTAATTCTTGGGTCTGAATAAACAAAGTCAGCCCAAGTCTTTTTGCTTTTCCTATATTCAGCATATTTGTTAGGCCAAATTTCCAAATCTATGATTTCCGCATCCCAAGGGGTTTTGCTCAGTGGCTTGGCATAGGAAACCATATCGAACACGCCGTGATATTTTTCAAAACAATCAAATAAAACTTCGTGGCCTTGGTCGGCCAAATACTTACAAGCCGGGAGGCATCGGAGAACATCCCCAAGCCTTTGATGATATTTGATGATCTTAGGTTGCATCGTCCACAACGCTCCTATCCTGAACATGAGTGAAATATCTATTTAGGCGAACCGGGCCGTGGGTCTTTTGTAGCTCCTCCCAAGATTTTAGAAGCCCTGCGTAGCCATAAAAATCTTGCTTAAAACTGACCTGATTTTCCGTAGAATAAGCGAAATGGTCAAAGACCATGCCCATCTCCTCGGTGACTCCCCTTGGGATTCTGATGGGCTGATGATTCAGAATCGGCGGCTCATGGCTTGTAAATTCAATGCCCTCCCCCCATTTCCAAGCTCTGTACCATTCGTAAGGATAGCATCCAAGGCCAGAGCGTGAAACGACAACCTTTTTCCCTATATAGTAGTTGCAAAAGAATTGGGCGGTGGTTCCCGGTGTTCGGTCAATCAAAAGCCTATAAATATCTTCCATTTGTTTCTCTGTCCAAAATTCATCGGCATCCTGTTCCATCACAACCCCCGCCTCCACGCCTTCCAACGCCCTTCGTATCATCTCAATTTTTCCATCGAAAGGCTTGTTTTGGTATTGAAACGATACCTTTGGATGCTTTAGATTTTTAAGATATTCGTGGGTTCCATCTATTGATACAAAATCCTTATACCATTTCGAGGGAACTTCCTTGCACCATCTCGTGCAGTTTCTGGGATTGCTCACCCCTTCCACAATCCTCCATTGCCAAGGGATAGTCAGCTTTTGATACGCCTCTAATTTTTTAGAAATAAAAGGCTCGCCGTTCAATACGATTGTGAATATGGTTAGCATTTGCCGTAAAGAACCTTGATTTCAGAGCAGAAAGAAACAAGGTCAATTCTCCAAGGATTAAGCCCAACTCCCCTCATCCATTCCAAGCAAAGACCATCGTTTCCGTGGTGGGATTCTATTGCTATTTGTTCTATGGAATATCTTTGGTTGATTCCAAAAAAAGCGGCCTCCATCCCCTCAATATCACATTTTATGATTTGTGGGTTATGCGCTGTGATAAGCTCAAGAATATCTTCCTTTGCCCTGATTGGCTTATGGTAAAATATGCCTTGAGGAAATTCCTCTGAAAGTTTTCGAATGTCTGCGCCGTTATGGTCTAAGCCGATATATTGTTTGGGGTTTTGGCTAATGAAATATTTGGCTGTTCCATTGCCTGCTTGCCTTTCTTCCTCAGTCCAGAATCCGCAACCTAAATCAAGAATGATTTTCCCGCCACAATCCAGATGTTCCCAATGCTCTTTGGGGTTCTCGGAATGAATTATGCCTTCGATCATTTCCTAAAAATGGCGCACCCATTCCTCCAAGATTGCTCCTCCCATAAAAGAGGATGCCCCGCTGTTTTTAGCCATTGATAGTTCCCATGATTCTTAATGTCGTTTGTATCGTCTAGGGCAATGATCCCGCCCTCCCTAACTTTGGGAAAGAACACCATAAAATCTGCCTTGCCGGAGAACGCTCCTCCGTCCAATAGCAAAAAATCAATCTGATCTTTTAGGCTTAAATGTCCCCAAATATATTTTCTAGAAACCCTAAAATCCTCCTTATGCCATTCTATGATTTGTTCCAAGGGATATTGATTTAACTTGGTTTGGGTTGTTCTGTAAAAATCTTCCACGGCCTCCACGCTCATCCACATCATCGGATTGCTGGAAAGCTGATTGATGGCAAGCCCTCCCTGCCTTCCATCGAGATTGTATTTGTGCCTTGCTATGCGGTCGGGATGAATCTCAAAACTGAATAGTTCCCTTGTCCTTATGCATTGTGTGGAGCCATCCCCGGTTCCTCCCCCTATCTCAACGCCAAGGGAAAGCCCCTTGCTGTATTTTGCTAAGGCTTGGCCGAATGGGTCTTTTAAGGTTATTTCTTGCACTTGGGTTTTTCAAATTCTGCGGTGTATTTCAACGCCTTCACAATCACATAATTCAGCACTGCCTCCTTGTCGTTTGCAAGCAACTCCATCCCAAGTTCAAAAAGCTCTTTCCCTGCCTTTTCATCATATTCAACATCAACCAGAACATACTTGGTTTTATCGGGGCGGGGTTTGCCAAATTTAACCACGCCAAGATTTTTTGGGTCGGAAAGCTTGGTTTTTCTAATTCCAAGAATCGGCTTTTCTTTTTTCATAAATGGCTTTTCCTTTTTCATAGAACTCTGGCTTGTTGTGGTTTCTGATTAGATCATCCGGCTTCCCGCCTGTAAAGAGGGGATTTTCGTGCTTAAATTGAATATGCTTGGCCTCAATCACAACCCCATCACCATAAGCTCTTTCCGTAAATTCGTTATCTGAATAAATGCCATCCGATTCTTGATAATCGGGGTGGAACATAAAGCCCCCCTGCTTTTCGAGCCTCTTTTGCGTTAAAATCGCCATGCAGAGGAGTTTGTCGGTTCTAAGCCCATCAGATATTGCCAACACCTTCTCCTCATTTGTAGCCCCAATAGCGGTCGAAATTAGGGCATCCCAGTGTCTCGGCGGGCTCCAATCATCGCTCATTTGAATTAGAATCTCGCCCTTGGCTTGTTTTGCTCCATAGTTCCAAGCGTTGACGATCCCGCCGGGGTTGCATCGAATGGCTTGGTGGGGAGTGTAGTCTTGGGGGTCATCGTGATCCACGACAAAAATCCATTCCACTTCGAGGGGCTTCTCTGCCAAGCAAAGCCATTGCCACCTTCTTTGCCAAGCGATTTGCGGCCTTCCCCTTGTTGCGTGGATGATGGAGATTTTGGGGGCTGGCCTTGCCTTCTTCATCTTTTCAACCTCACCCATTTCCTTAACAGAAGCGGAGGCGGTTTCGTATAAATCCAAGGATTGCCATTGATAAATCGCTTCGTTCAAATTCCAATAATGAGCCTTCGGCCTTGGGAGCGTCATGCAAGAGCGCATCACTCCCCAGCACTTAATCCATTTTCCGTGGGCGGCGTATTCTTGCCCTGCCCAGAAATAGGCTTCTCTTCGATCCGGCATAAGGGTTATCGCCTCTCCAAGCCATTTGAGTCTTTCTTTTTCCGGGGCGATCCTTCCCAAATTGGTCAGCACATCATATCGAAGCGTGTCCTCTAGGCTTTCAAACATGAGAGCCTTTTTGCTTGTCTCATAACATTCCGGGTATTTGCCCGAAAGAAACTGCTCTTGGGCTTTGTAGTAAAGAGCATTGGGGGCGGGTTCGATGACATCCTCTAGGATTCGGAAATTTCTCTCTGCGCTTGTTGGTTTGTATCCGTGGGGCTTGTGAATCCTTACAATCTTATCAATCCCAATCAGCTTGTTTGGTTCCTCGGCGCACAACATTTCGTGGACTCGGTTTTTCCATCTGCCCCTGCCCTTCCTTAGTGCCATCTCTCTAAGGGGATTTAGAGAGGCATTTTCCACCCAATAACGAAACGCAATTAAATCCGCTACCCTTTGATTGGCTTGGTCAATCGCATCGTCCACGATTTGCGGGGCATCTTTCGCCATCTCATCATCTGCATCCACCCAAAAAGACCAATCGCAAGAACAGGCATTTAAGGCCGTGTTTCTTGCGGTGGCGAAGTCGTCTATATGAGGCCAGTCAGTTTTTTGATTTTGATAATGAACGACTTTAGCCCCAAGATTTTTGGCAATCTCCTCAGTCTTATCTGGGACTTGCGATCCCCTTGCGATACATATAACTGTTTCAGCGGCAAGTGGGGCAAACGAACGAATACATCTTTCAATATACGCCTCTTCATTTCCGGCGATTAAGTACAGGGAGACAGGATTTCTCATTGAGGATTTCAGGATTTAGGATTTATTTTAAGGGCTTGTCAATGCTTCTTGGGCATCCTTGGCGGCCGACATATCGGAGTATTCTGGTAGGCTGTCATAATCTATTGGCCTTTGGCATCCAGAAAGGATGATTGCCAAGACTAGCCACCTCACGGCAATCCTAGTCCTTGTCCGAGGGTGGTTTTGTAGAGGGAGCGGACAGACGAGAAAACATTTCCCTTGTCATGTATAACAACAACTGCGGCTATTAAGCCAAGAAATGGGCGCTGTCCACTGAGATTTAGCCCAATACGAGCAGTAAGAGTTGTTGCACTATTGGTAGGGGTAGATGATCCAGAAGATACATCACGGAACGCTGTTATGCTTGATTTATCCCAAAACAAGCCAACACTTGCAAATTGTCCGTCTGTTGCGACTCCTGCATCTGAAGACTTAAATCCACCATCATAAACCTCTGATTTTATGGGGCCGGGAGATGAAATCCCTTCATTAAAAAGCTCAAATCCTTGATTCGGCCCGTCAAATTTTTGAGAATAAATCATTCTTCTGGCAAGCCGATTGGTTGTATTTGCGGACGCATAGACACAAACATTATTAAAAGCAGGGTTAAATGAAGTCTCAATATAATCGTTTGACCCATCAAATGAAATTCCGTCCGCACTCCATGTCGGCCCACTGGTTAGCGTTCCATTATATGTTCCAAGACCGCCAAGAGAGTAGGCCGTTGTTCCTGTCCCCGCATTCTGGGAGGAGCGGAGAGGCCAAGAAACCATCGAACTCCACAAGCCCAAATCCTTGATTCCTTTTACAAAATCATTGATTTGAATTTGTGCGGTTGAATCGGTAATTCCAGCGGTTGCAAAATAAGCTAGTGCATCGGCATCAAAGGCCGCAGTCCTTGGGCTTATCCCAATCCCATAACCAATGGAGAATCCCCCCATTGGATTTAGTCTCCAATAGCTAGGACGATTCCGCTGTGAAGGGTGAAGCCTTGCAGGTCTCCGGCAAGATAGGTTCCAGCCCCAATGTTGCTTGCGCTTCCCGCTGTCGCATTGGCAAGGTCGCTAAAGCCTGTGACGGTGCTGGTAATGCTGGAGAATTTCGAATCGGTCACAACATAGATTCCGGCGAACTCGCCAGTCACGGCCGCCGTGGAAGTCACATAGCGGGTTCCGGGCGTGGCGGCGTGGGAAATCTGATCGTAATAGGGTTCGGACTGGGTGAGATTTGCCATTGTAATTTTCTCCTTATGTCAATTTGAAAGAAAGAGGGGCTAGAGTTTTTTAGGCTCTAGCCCCTCGGAGGAACCACACAAACCGAATCTTTAGCTGGCCGAGTAGTTCGTGGTAATACGAACCGCCGCATTGCTGTCGATCACAACTTCATCGGTGTTCATGCGAACCCGAAGAACATTGGAACGGCGAGCCTCATCACGGTAGGATTCGCTGACGAACCCGGCCGCATCAGCCGCCCAAACCAGCGTGCGCCCGATTCCACCAGCGGTGAACTCACCGCCAGCGATCTGACCAACGATGATCTTGCTGTCCGGCACGATGAACGAGCCGCTGTAAGCCTTGCCCTTGTTGGCGGAGTTGTAAGCCGCACGCCCGACTGCGAGCGTCTCAACGCCCAGAGCGGCCGCAATCTCGGCCTCATTCAGAAGGCGAGCCCCGGTGTTGGAGATAACACCGAAGAACTGATTCTGGAGGAGGGTGGAGCGGCGGATCAACTCAAACACATTCGCCGACATCGCAATGCAATTCGGCTGATAGCCCAGCTTGTTTAGGGCGAGCTTGGCGGCGGCGACATCACGAGCAACATCAACCGTGGCGATGTTGCTGTTCGTGTAGTTGACTGCCGCAGACTGGTCAGCCGTGGCGAAGGGGGTGCTTCCAGCCCAGAGCAGGTCGGCAACACGCTTTTCGTGGCCGATTTTGATCTGGCGGAGGAGGAACTTGGCGGTTTCAGACTCAACCGCAAAGAAGCGGTTCAAGTCTTGCACGCTACCATCATCAAGCAATTCCTCTAGGCCGTACTCCTGTGTGTCATAGTTGGCCGAGGTGAAGGAACGGATGCCCCTCTGATACTCGGAACCATTACCACGAGCCGCCGAATTGTTGGAGAGCAGGTCAGCCGCCGCAAGCTCAACCTTCAGATAGGTTCCGCTCTTGGCTTGCACATTCTGCAAGGGGAGAAGGGTTGCGCCGATCAAACCCACATCGGCTTGGGGAGCCTCGATCAACGCTTGGTTGATGTCCGCCCGAATCGTAGAACCGCCAGCGATATAACTCATTGTCTATTTATCCTTGGTTAGTTGTTAATCTTTAGTCAACCTTGAGGGGGATGGCGATTTCAATAACCGCACCATCCACGCCAGCTTCGAGGGCAATGCCGCAAGAAACCGTGTTGGCCGCAAGGGTAGTCACAAGGCCGGAAGCATCGAAGGAGAGCGAATCCCCAACGACACAGCTTCCGCTGATTGTGGCAAAATAGGTCGGCGAGAACAACTTCACCGTCCCAGTTCCGTTGGCGGCGATGTCCTCTTGGGTAAATCCGATGGCGAGAGTCGCCCCGGTCACAGCGGCCTGCACCTGCCCCGCCGTGCTGGTCGGCTGAACCGCACGATAGGCGGAGACAGCCGTTGCGCCTACGCTAAAGGTCTTGAAAAATCCATCAACTTGAGTGCCCATTGTATTTGTATCCTTTGTTAGATGTTCTTAATACCACGAGACAGAGCCTCACGATATTCGTTGGGGTTGGAGAGCATAACAGCCTTCATGGCCGTCAGCTTTGAAGTCTTGTATTCGGGGTGAGCCGCCACAAGAGCCTCGAAGTTTTTCGGCTCCTCTTTCTTTGCGGGAGCCTCCTCGATCACCGGGGAAGCGGGAACAGGCTTGATGCCGAACTCGGTGAGAACTTTCTTCACCACTTCGGACATATCAACCTTTTCGTCCTCTTTTTCCTTCGGCTCAACCTCGACCTCGATCTTGGGAGCCTCGGCCATTTTCTCTTCTTTCTTTTCCTCATCCTTGGGCTTCATGGCCTCTTCGAGAGCGGCCAGACGCACCTTGATGTCCTCGACTTCTTTTCCGTAATCTTTGTTTTCCATTGATTTCTCCTCTTTTGTCAAACTTTCGCCTTCAACTTGGGCTTCGGGCAAATCCACCGGGATCGGCTTGCCGCCAACCATATATCCCATTTTGATTGTTCCACCCGAACACTTGGTTTGGGTTTCGGCAAATTTCTGCATGAACTTAACCATTTCCTCGAAAAGCCCGTTGGTTGCCGCAGGGCTACTTACTAGGTCGGCGGAAGCGATGGATTGGGGTCGGATGTAGTCCTTGCCGTTGATGGTTTCGGACTCATTCACGAAAGCCAAGGAAACGCCGAACTGGTCGGGAGCCTCTGCGGCCATCTCTTTGATGAGGCCATAATGAGGGGAGTTGCGGAGCAGGCGAAGGTCGGCAACCAGCTTGTCGCCTTCGATGCGGGGGTTCCGGGCGAATCCCACAACCGCATCCAGCCCGGTTCCGTGGTTCATCTTCACCTTCACGCCGTTCTTTGCGGTCTTCATAATGCTAAGAGCAGATTCTAGGCTTTTCTTATCCACGAACAAATCATGCCCCTTCGCCTCGCCCACCTCTAGGATTGATACTCCCCCTAGTTCTAGCTCTGCCATTTCCTCATCTTCATCCCGGTAAGTACGATAGGCAACCGCCGCCCTCTGTGATTCATCGGGAAAATCGCTGATGGCTTGCTCGTTGCCCATAAAGCGGGAAACAAAGTCTTGTTCTGATTCGTCTCCTCTTGGGGTGGGTAGGGGCATAAATTCCTTTTTTATGTCAAAGAAGGTCGCCGTCAGCCTTGCGATACGATTCCTTGACTTCTCCCCCGCCAGCCATCTTTAGAAACTTGTTCACCCTAGCCATTGCCCAAGCGTTGCGGGAGTTAGGTTGCCCTCCGCTGATGGTAGGGCGGAAGCTTGTTGAGAATGCCCCAGCCCCCCTTCTAAACACTTTCTTTAGCGTTCCAAGGCTGGGCACTTTCCTTTGTGGGTGTTCCTTAATAAACTCGGCAATCTTGTCCTTGAGTGCTTGTTCGTTGGCTTCTGAAATCTCAATATCCCCCGCCTTGCTTCTTGTGGCCGCTGTGCCTTCGGGGTTCTCCTTGGAGCCTTTGATTCGTTCCTTGGGAGGTGCGGGAGTTTGCGCCGCTGACTTGGGGCCGGGTCTTGCAAGCTCGGAAAATTCCTCATCCCTTGCGTTCATCTGCCTAACCACTTTTCTCGCCCAAGCATACCCAGCGTCCCCGCCCCACCCATTCCACGCTTGCCAACCCTTGCCCTGTTCATCCCAAGTTGCGCCCTTTTTATCGACTTCGTGCCTATCAAAGAAGGCTTTCATTCTGCGGATAGTATCGGGGGAGAGTTTTACCCCATTCATCAAATCCCTAGCTCTGGCGATGCCCACAGGGGTCATTCCCTTTTGGCTGGCTGGCTTGCCTTCCCTAACATCCAAAGCCCTTTTAGCGGCATCTCTGGCTCCTTGTGGGGGCGTAAAGTCTATCCCATCGTATTTGCCCAATTCAATCCCGCCCATCATCCCGGCGATGAGCATTTTAAGTTCTGCGTGATTTAGAAACTCTAGCGGGTTTTCAGATTCTTTTTTTTTAACTTCTAGGTTTTCGGAAGAAGGCTCGATAGGCTCGACTGGTTCTGGTTCGTCTCCGCTTTCTGGCTCTTCGCCTTCATCGCTTTCTGGCGGCTCAATCTGTGGGGCGGGTGCTGGCAACATCGGCTCTGGCTTGGCGGGAGGAACCACATCGGAAATTGTCTCGGCGGGAACACCATATTCTTTTGCCAAGTCTTGAATGGCTTTCGCCTCGATTGCTCTTTGGCGCATCGAAGCCTCCCAATCGGCTCCACGCTCTGCATAGATGTCGGAGCCTGTGCGAAGTCCGCTCTTAAACTCTGCGATGGAACTTGCAGATTCCCGCCCTAAATCAATGGAAACATTCGCCCCGAAATTGAAAATGCCCCTAGTGGTTTTCCCGCCTTCGTTGCCTTGAATCATTCCCCTCGCCACCGCATCGGCAATTACAATGTTCTTAATTGGACGAAGCACCTTGTCATTCAAAAGATTCTGGTAGCGTTTGAAGGTGCGCCCTGCCTGTTGCATTTCCAGCCGTGCGGTCGGGCCGGACATTGCGGAAGGATCAACCGCAAAGGAATAGGGGATGCCAAGCCCAAGGCAGATATTCCGCATCAAAACCTTGTGGAACTCAATAAACGCCCCGCTGGGTCGGCTTGGGCCGTTGGGGAAAATAATGTCCTCGCCCGGTTCCAAGTAAGAGATTTTGCCCGATTCAATGGTTTCAAGTTTAATTTGGTTTCCGCTTAAATCCTCATCGGTGGAAAGCGTGGAAAGGTCGGCGGCGTTGTTATTGTTTCTTTTTACGATTCCGCTTTGTGCGCTCGCAACCCTAGCGGCCATCTTTTCATAGTTGGTAATATCGTAAGCGTCTTGGGCATCATTGATCGCTGTATGGAAAGCGGAGATGCCCCGATATTGGTCAATCCGTAGCGGGTCAAAAAGGTGGAAGGCTTGGCTTGCGGGTATCGTTAATTGATATGTATAAAAATCCCCGATGCTTCGGTTGTAAATATCGTAAGCGGTAGGTGCGCCAGAATTGCGGTCAATATGGATTCCGCCAATAAGTTCTAGGCTGGTATAAACCTTGAACGGATCGCCAAGCCTGTCTGCTTCGATGCCTTGGATTTTTAGGTCGCCGTTGGAATCACGAACCAAAACGAAAAGAAAATCGCCATCCCGCAACATGGACATAACCGCCACTTGCATAAGCGTTGAGCCTGTGTGCCTAGTCGAAATATCGCACTTGTCCCACCATTCATTCCAAAAGGCTTCGACCTCGGTATTGACTTGGGGGTTTTGCGTTCTCGCTTGGTAGCTGATGGTTCCCGCAACATGACCTGCAAACTTTAGAAGTAGCGAGCGAACAAGGCCAACATTCTCGGCCAAGTCCCTCGCCCTTTTCATTAGCTCTACCCGATCATAATTGGAGCGATAATCTTCCGCCCCGGAAAGCGAACTCGGCCCCTTGCGCTCCCGGCTATATTTTACGGCATCATATTCGAAGTTCTTTAGCTTTTGACGGGCAACCAAGCGATCCACCGCCCTCTGCGGATTGACGAAGGCGATTGCCTTATCAATCAGATTCAACTCGGCTTTTTTCTTCACGGCCCGAACTTGGCGTAGGTGGTAAGCACTCTGGAACCATCTGCCAGCTTGATTGCATAAGTCAATTCTTCAATCGTGTCCCTGACTTCGCCAAGATTGGCACGGCTGAAAGACCTTCCGCCGATTGAATAAGACGCTCCGGCTACCGCAATCGCTTCTAGGCACTCAAGATACTTTGTGCGGAGACTCGTTAGGGTAGCTACGGGTAGCCCGACAAATGAACCCCTAGCCATAAAAATCCCCTCCTATGTCAAAATTATTCAACGATTTCCTCCTGCTCCAAGTCTGCCGCCGTGACCCTTAACTTTCCGTGGAGAGCCGCCCCTACAATGTTCATACATTCGGCATCCATTAAGTGATTGTTTTTCCCAACCTGCTTCCAAACCATTCGCTCCCTGCCTGTGAGGGGGTTCTTGACCTTGACCTTTGCCTCTGCGTTCAAATGTTCAAAATACACAAGGGGGGTATCTTGAGCTACCCAGCCATCAGTTTTCAAGAAGCTGGAAAGGATGTCTTTGATTGATGGGTTCGACCATCTCCATACCGGGCAAAGTTTCCACTTCCACCCATCCTTGCTCATCGTTTGCTTTCCGCTGAAGGGATCGCCATTGGCAATTCTGGCGTAGGGGCGTTGAACCTTGGCGTTCCCCACGATCTCGGAGAAGCTCGATTTGTCGGAACCGACTAGGGCTATCCATCCGTTCTTACAACAATTCAAATAAACATCCCTAGTTTGGTCGCCTGAATCGCAAAAGACGGCGGCTGGCTTCACCCCAAACTCCTCGGCCTTGGCTTGGATGTCCCCCCAAGTCTCAAGCCTCCCCGCCCATATCAACCTAGATTTTCCTTCGTTATCCCAAGCCCTAACGATTGCCCAAGCGTGGAAGCCCCCTGCCTCTTGGATATCGCAAGACATAACAGGGAACTCGCCCAT